CCACAGGCAGTAGGCTATGGCCCATTTCCTGAGTTAGTAGAATTATCTGGCGCAGCAAGCGAAAACCTAAACAATGTATTTGCTACTAAGTTTGGTGGCACTACTACCCTGTTTGCTGGTGGTGCTACTAAATTATTTAAATACAATTCGACTACATTAGCATTAGCAGATGTATCTAAATCTGGTGGGTACTCTAGCTCTAATCGCTGGAACTTTGCTCAATATGGGCCATCCCTTATTGCTGCTAATGGCGTAAACAAACTTCAAGTATGGAATCTAGCAAGTTCTTCAGCATTTGCTGATTTAGATGCAGCAGCTCCTACTGCTAAATTTGTTACTACAGTTAGAGATTTTGTAGTGGCTGGTAATGTATCGGGATCAGAATCTACTGTTTATTGGTCTGACTTAAACGATGAAACAGATTGGACTGCTAGTGCTACCAGTCAGGCTGATAATCAGGTCATTGCAGATGGTGGTGATATTCGTGGAATTACTGGTGGTGAATATGGATTAGTATTTTTAGAAAAAGCAATCTCTAGGATGTCTTATGTAGGTGCGCCATTATTCTTCCAGTTTGACACCATTGCTAGGAATATTGGGTGCTATGAGGCAAATTCAATAGCCCAGTTTGGTAACTTAGTATTCTTCCTAGCTGACGATGGTTTTTATATGTGCGATGGGCAGACAGTTACGCCTATCGGAGCAGAAAAGATAGATCGCTATTTCTTTACCTATGCAGACCAGTCTGAAATAGATAAGATGAGTGCTAGTGTAGATGTGATTCGTAAATTAATTGTTTGGCAATACACAGACATATTTGCCCAAAAACGATTATTAATCTACAACTTCCAAACTAAAAAATGGTCTGAGGCAGACACCACTTCTACTTATGTAGCAACATTGGCACAAGCTGGAGTAACGCTAGAAGGCTTAGATACCTTTGGTAATATGGATACCATTAGCACTTCTTTTGATAGCCGCATTTGGGCTGGGGGTAAGTTTGTATTAGCTGGGGTAAAAGATACCAAAATTGTTACTTTTACTGGGTCTAATAAGTCTGGCTATGTTACTACAGGCGATCTAGGCAACGGAAACCAGTCAATCATTATGTTAGCCAAACCAAAGGTAGATACTGGCTCTGCAAGCGTTTCTGTAGCCTCTAGAGCCTTGTTAAGCGATGTCCCTAGCTTTGGTACTGCCGTAGCAGCAGATAGCGAGAACAGGGTATCCTTGCGCTCTGGTGGCAAATACCATAGGGTTAGGGTTTCCCCTAGCGGTGATAACTGGAAAACGGCTGCTGGTGTAGAAATTGATTTAGTTCCACAAGGCGGCAGATAATGTTTCGTAGACTTCCTCCTACTGGTGGCGATCAACGAGCTGTAGCTGAGATCGTCAATGGAATGATGGATGGCAAGACCAACAATACTGGGCTTGTTACATTAGCCACAGGGAACGCAACAACTACTACTATCAACGATCCTAGAATAAGTAGAGATTCTATGATTCTGCTAGTGCCTAAGTCGGCTGCTGCTTTTGCCGATACTGCTCCTTATGGAGCGTTTCAAGACTCTACGGATCAAACGGCAGCAAGCACTACAACTGCATATCCAATGACATTTGACACCACAGATTTTTCTAATGGTGTTTATTTATCTAATAGTAGTCGTTTAAATGCTAGAAATGCTGGTATTTATAATGTTCAATTTAGCGTACAGTTACAAAATACAGATAACGCACAACATACTGTAGATATTTGGTTTAGAAAAAACGGCACTAATATTACAGCATCAAACAGTATGTTTACTGTACCAGCAAGAAAAAGCGCAAGTATTTATGGTCATCTTATTGCAGCCATAAATTACTTTGTAGAACTTGCAGCAAATGATTATGTAGAAATTGTATGGAGAGCAGAAAGTACAACAGTTTCAATAGAACAACTGCCAACGCAAACTAGCCCAACAAGACCAGCAACACCATCAGTTATAGCAACTATGCAGTATGTAGCCCCTAACGCTATGGATAATGTGTATGTCAGCGCACAAACAAACGGCAGCGCAACACTTACCCATTTTGCCAACAGTACGGCAAGCAAAACTTATGGATATGTAATAGTTGGATAATTACCACTTTTCTACCAATTGTAGGTAAAATTATGGTATGCAAAAAATCTATGTAAAACCAGAGGATTTAAGGCTGTACTGGGATTATGTTAGAAAAGGTTTATTAAAGATTTTAAGTAAGACACCCGAAGGATGGATTCCAGAGGATGTATATGTAGAATGTTTCAATAACAAAGCTCTTTTATGGGCTTTCTCGCAGGACAACCGAATAGTAGGATTTTCGGTTCTGCAACCCCAAGGTGATAATCTACATATATGGTGTTCATATTTTGAGCATAACCTCGATCCTTGTTGGCAAGCTCTATTAGAGATCGCTAATGCTGGTGGAGCAAGTACAGTAACTTTTGACTCCCATCGTAAAGGGTGGGATGTGATAGCAAGAAAATATGGGTTTAGGCCTAGAAAATGGATAAAGGAAATTTGATATGGGCGGCATAGCAAACACAATTGGCGGCATCTTTGGGGGTGGTGGCGGTGGTCGAACCGACATGAGAACAACCACTACTCAAAACGAAATTGATCCAATGCTCAAGCCTTATGTAGAGTTTGGTCTAGGCGAGGCAAAACGCTTATACGAAACACAAGGCCCATCTTACTTTCCAGGGCAGACCTATGTTAGCCCTACAGAAACTACTTTATCTGCGCTACAAGCTGGTGAGCAACGAGCTACGGCTGGCAGTCCATTACTAAGAGCGGCACAGGCTGAAAACTTAGCTAATGTACAGGGTCAATACTTAGGTGGAAACCCTTTCTTCCAAGGTGCTTTCAATCCTGCTGCCAAGGCTGCTCAACAATCCTATTACGATGCTATCCAAAATGTAGCATCTAAAGCCTCTAGTGCTGGTCGCTATGGTTCTGGTGCTTATGGTCAATTAACAGATCGTGCTGGTGGCACTTTTGCAACTGCACTTACTGATACTGCTGGCAAATTAGCCTATCAGAATTATGCAGACGAAAGAGCAAGACAAGCTATTGCTACTGCTGCTGCGCCTAGCATGGCAGAGGCAGACTACGGAGATATTCAGCGTTTACTAACAATCGGACAGGGCAGAGAAGGTTATGCTCAGACTGCATTGCAAGATCAAATTAATCGTTATAACTACGAGCAAAATCTTCCACAAGCTAAACTGCAATCATTCTTAAGTGGCGTATATGGCGCACCTAGTGGTGGTGTATCTACTTCCGTACAACCAGTTTACTCTGATCCAGGACAACAAGCATTAGGAAACTTACTAGGTATTGCTGGTACAAGCGCAAGTCTTTATAACGCATTTGGGAAAAAATAATGGAGTTTAATTTTCTAGATGATTTTTTTAGTGGACTTGGCAGAGGTTTTGCTGATGCTGATAAATTTGTAGACAGAGAAATGCCGTTTGATTCTGGATGGGGTGCGCCTGCTGCTGTTATTGCTGCTATTGCTGCTCCTGAGATAATTCCTTATTTTGCCGAGGCTGGAGCTGCTGAAGGAGCTGGCGCTGCTGGATCTGCTGCTGGTGCAGAAGGATCTATTGGATCTGGTGGAATGAATAGTCTTTTGTCTAGTCTTGGATTAGATGGTGGTTCATTCGCTGGTCAAGAGGCTTTCCAATTGCCAATGCAATCTTACAGTCCAGATTATTTAAACAGCCTTGCACAATACCAAGGTGTAGATGCTGGTAATGCAAGTTACTTAGATAGATTATTAGGTAATACAGAGCAAGGTTTATATAAGCAAGAAGGTTTAGCTCAACAAGCATCTGGGCAAACATTAACAGATATGTTAAAGAAACAAGCTCAACAAAAGGCAATTAGCCAATTAGGGCAAAGTGGTTCTAAGATGCAAGAGCAAAATACTGCTAAACAAGCAGAACAAAACAGAATGGCTCAACAGCAAGCAATGATGCGTAAAGGGCAACCAGTAGATGTAACTACTGCACTACTCTCTTTATTGCAAGACAGACAGCAATCAAGACAACCTAGAATATCTTTAATCTGAGGCACACATGGCATATATTCCATCCTATTACGAAGGCTTACTATCAGAAGATGATATGTCATCTCTGCGTAACCAAGCACTTGCATCTGGATTATTAAGCGCAGGCGCAGCATTTTCTAGAGCTGGCGCACCATCTATGATGCCACAAGGTAGTGGATTTAGTGAGGCATTACAAGGCTTTAATCAAGGCTATCAAGGTCAAGTAGATACTGCATTACAAAATATGCTTAAAGCTACTCAAGTTCAAGAGTTAGTGCGTAAGCAAAAAGAAGCACAACAATTAAAACAATTAT